ATGCCGTAAGTTGCTCTTGAGCTTGTTGGGATGCGAGTCGGCTCAGTCCGAAGATGCCCTCTTGTCCACCAGTGCCTTGAAGGAAGCTGGAAATATCCCCAAGGTTCAACCCTTGGAACTCTGGACGGAACTGCTTCTCAAAGCCAAGCACTTGAGGCAACGCCCCGCCATAGGCAGAGACAAATTTTTGGATGTCCTTGGCGTAATTGGCCTTGGGAACGTCAATGGAGGTAGATGAACTGCCCATGTCTTTGGCTATTTTAGTTTAGAGAGGAATTTGTCCATGTCATAGACACGGATTCCGGGTGAATTTTGGAAATCGCGCTGGAACGCGAGGAATTGAAACTCGTCGGAGTATCTTCCAAGAGATCTCCGCATATCACCAGAGAACATGGTGACAAAAATAGTGTCTGAATGGTGAATTTCACAGGGTTTGTCCGGTTCTTCAGAGTTTGAGAAAAAGCACATTGCGAAGCCATACGGATCACAGACGACCAACCCGAAGCACAAGTGCCATGAGAGCAGCTTCTGGAAGTCGATTCCGTTTGATTCATAAATCTCGTTTGCTTTTGCTAGGTGAGGGTTCATCCAATAAATATCAAACTAATTTCTGCAAAATTCGTAGCAGTTACGCCGGATGTTATACATTTCAGTTTGATTTTTGAAGTTGTTTTTATTCCAGAATTTGGCCTTCCAACAAGAACGTCACCACCAGAATCTACATCCAGTCCAGATCCAGAATACGCATAATTAACAGATGGAAGAGGCGTTGCGAAATTCACCTCAAACTCTCCTGTATTTGTTTTCGTAACACTCGATACATTACCTTTGTCGTAAATAAATCTGTCTGTATTATTTGTATTAGAAGCATTAAGCGAATCTCTTGTCATGTCAAATGTCACCCAAGCCCTAATCCCAAAGATCGGTGCCGATCCGCTCTGCGGTCCATCCAGCTTTGCTGCTGTCACGTTATTATTCTTGATCTTGTCCGTCTCGACCGCATCATTCGCTAGTCTCACTGCAGTAACAGCCCCGGTCGCCAGTTTTGCGGTAGTCACTCCGTCAGATGGACCGGTGGAATCAGCAATCTTTATGGTTGTAACAGCGTTAGTGGCAATTTGATCGGTATTGACGCAATTTGCCCCCAACTCGCTTGACGTAAGCGTCCCGACCTTCAGTTTGCCTGAAACAACTGAAAGAGTGCCGCCAGTAATGGCATTTGGGGTCATTATGGACTCGTCGAGGATATTATTCAGCCTCGCGCTGGTAATAACATCCGTGGAGTTAAATGTGTATGTGGTGTTGACCGCTCCTTCTGGCATAAATTATTTGAGTGAGGTGATTTGTCGATTTGTGATGGACGCTGAGAGTTTCACCGAATTGATCTTAGGTGATCCCTGCGTCCTGTTCAATATCAAAGTTCCGGTATAACCCCGGATTCCGCCAACCCTGCAACGGATGGAGGCAGTCTCCGCCTCTCCAGTCGTGCTTGGTGCCAAAACGGTGCCACCAAGAAATTTGGTGGTGGTTCCAAGTGTTACAGCCTTATCAGGATCTTCTGCCGCGAATGAAATGGAATACTCTCCAACTTCTCCAGCAAGGTTCTGCATCATCAACTGGGCATCAGTAAATCTTTTGCGCTCCAGACTGCCCATGTCGTAACCCCTCGTCGTCAACCGTGCGGTGATTGGGGCGGAAACCAGTGTTCCCCCCACGCTTGAGACATTAAGAGTGTCATTCGGACCATCGTTGGCCTCCAACTGGTGTAATCCACCGTTTGCGGTCACGGCATAAAGGTCGTTTCGCACCCCTGCGCTTCCAACCACAAAGTTCTTGATCTGGAATCTGGAGTCCCCAAACGTATCAAGAGACTCCCATCCTTTATTAAGGAAGTTGAAGATTAGGATGGAGTTGTTTCCGACAGCATCTCCTATCCCTGGTGCGGAATCCAAGGGCACAGCAAGGTAATACCTGTTGTTGAACAGCACACCAACGGACTTGTCGGCCAGATCTTTGTTGATCCGGTCAATGTATGGCTGGATGTTCTTGGAAATAGGCTCATCAGCACCACGGAGATTGTATTCATCCATGAATTCTACTCCGTAAACACCATTGTCGGACAAGAACATGATCACATTCCCACGGGAAACAATCGTGTTCCGCGCCAGACAACCCACTTCGGAGGTCAATTCCGTCACTTTGGTATCGTTCAGGCTACCCTGAGTGCCTGAAACCAAATGCAGGCTGTTCCTGTTGAACACAATGAGCCCATCGTCGTAGAAACCGTGCATCCCAACCACGAAGTCGGCTGTTCCACCGCTGATTCGGAACTGGTTGGCGATCTGGTCGTAGGTCGTTGTATCGAGGATGTCAGAAGCGGCAATCTCGTCGGTGATCTTCCGGGGGGTGTAGGTCGCGTTGTTGTATGCCCCGGACTGGCTGTAAAGAAACGGAACCCACAACCTGCGCTGGAAATACGTCCCCCACGGCGCACCGGGCTGGTGCATGAATCCTCCACCAACGCTGAAACGTCCTCCAAACTCAAAAGCGTTTGAGCCACTGGAAGCAAGATTCCCCACGGGAGCATACCACTTGATTGTCGTTGTCGTCGCCTCAACAACGTAATACTCTTTCCCAACCATTGTGGACAGCTCTGGGATAGCACTCTCCCTTACGACGATCATGTCTCCAGCCCGGACCGTGGTGTTCCCAAGACTACCACTATTAACCGTAACCAACCCATCAGTCACACTGATATTGTTGGAGGTAATCCCAAATGTCTGAGGCTGGGTGTATGCCCCACCGGGAGAAAGGGTGAACCCATCGGAAAGGGTAGCCGAAGTCACTCCAAAGGAAGACACTGTCTGGCTTGTGCCGAAAGTGTAGGTGAAGGTATCCTGATCAGAAACAGCCAAAACCGTAAACGTGCCATTTGCGGGAGTTCCACCAGTCAAACCCGCAACTACAATGGACTGTCCCACCACCAACCCGTGTTCCTTCACGGTCATCGTCACGGTGTTTGTCGCCTGAGACGCGGACTGGATTGGTCTACCGTGGGGATACCACTCAAGCGCCTGTTGCCCATCACGGAACAACATCACCTTGTCGAACACCTGAATCATCTCGGTGTCCGCACCAAGTGCTTGCCCCGGTGGATACGCAATATCCGTCACGGAATAGTTGTAAAGGTCGATCTTTTTCGCAACCGTGTCCAACGCCACAATCGCATACTCTTTGTTGCTGGCGTTCGGATCGCTGAACAAACAAGACGCACGGACATTCGCACTCGCAGCATCGTTGATCGGTGCTTGCTGCAATAAAGCACCAGATGGAGTCACCCCCGTCACCCCCGGAGCGGGGAATGTCATCTGGGTCGTGCTAGTGCGCGTCAAAACCACCATCTCTCCAGGGTTTGTCCCGGTATAGGTAATCCCAGTGACCCTCCCCATCCCTTCAGCCAACGCAGGGAACCCGTGCGCAGAACTCGTCGTGATCGTAACTACTCCTCCAAAAACAGTTGCAGAGGAAATATTCTTCGGAGTGTCAATCAACAACACGGGCAACTGCAACGCAACCTGCCCAGTCGTCAACGCCCCGCTACGACTCACAATGGCCTTACGCGGCCTCCAATAACCATCCATCCGCCCATTCAACGACTCCCTAACCTCACCATCACCCAGCTGATTCAACTGTAACCGCTGGTTCACACCCACAAACCCACGATCACCATCGTCTCCAATGGCAGCATCCAACGCACTCGCGCTAATGGCAAACTGCGACATTATTCAAAATACGCAATCACAATACCGGAAGTAAGCTCAACATACGTAAACTTCCCGCCAAAACCAAGACCAGCAGGCAACGTAACGCCCGATAACTTAAGGGTATCCGTAACATTATCGCTGGGAATTACAGTAATAACAGCATCGTTAATCACCTGAATCCAACGAATCTTGCCATCGTAATAATCACCCGCCCCAAGAACGATGCCTCCGCCGATCCCTTGAAGGTTGTAGCTTGCGTCCGTAGCCATAAAATTATTGACTTGTTGTTAAAATGAAAAAAGGAAAACCGGCAACCGCGCCAG